AAAAAATTTACAACTGATTTAGAAAGTGACACTAAAAAAGCACCTCTACGTCCACTGGTAAAAATACCTCTTGGATCTTTTTGCTTTTTTTCTCTGTTTGGTCTTCTATCTCCTGTTGTTGATCTTCCTGCTCTTACATTTTTTCCCTTAGGTGGTCCTTGTACAGGTGCTTTTTTAGTGTCACTTGCTAAATCAGTTGTAAATTTTTTGCCTTGTCTTGGTCCTGGACCTGTATAGGTAAAAGTTTTACCAGCACCAAGTTGTTTTCTTGCAATTTTAAATGCAGCACCAAATGTAGGAGCAGCAACATCTCCATAAGAACCTTTAGATGTGTCCACTCCTGCTGGAGTTGTCTTTGCACTTGCAAATAAGTTCTTTTTTTTAGTTGTTGTTTTCTTTTTATTTTGTTTAGCTTGGTTTCTTAAAAATTGATCTCTAACGCCACCTATATTTGTAGCTGGAGGAATATCTTTTGCCATTATCTCTGGCTCTAAACCAAACAATGTTCCTTTTGTAAAAAAATCTTTAAAAGCACTCATAATTATCTCCTAGTTTATGTTAATCATACCACCATAGTATTTCTTTGTAAATGTACTCACGTTTGTTGGTTTTCCACCAACTCCTTGTGCTTTTGCTCTCTTTCTTTTAACAGCACTTCTTCTTTGACCTTCAGTCATTCTTCTTGCCTTAGCTAAAGGAACACACTTAGGGTATTTTCTTTTAGCATCTGCTTTTTGTTTACTTCTACCACATGGTGCAAATGAACCATCAGCTCTTTTACTGCCAATATCAACCCACTTTTGTTTAAACCACTCAGTAAGACCTCCCTCTTTCTTTTTAGTTAAAGGTTTTACTCCATGTTTCTTATTATATTTTTGTACCGCTTTATTAAATTCTTTAATATTTTTATATCCTTCAATTCTGCCCATTATAGGGTCAACGAAAAAAGCTTTACCTGTTTTTTTATCTATGGGCATTAACCAATGCCCATATCTTTGTAATAATCAATAGCTGATTGATTTACAAAACTTTCATCTCCATCAATACTTTGCTTTAAATAAGAACCTGTTGACAACGGAGTTTCTTCTTCAATTTTTTTTGTTTTGAGCATGCCACCAATTCTCATTCCTGTAGTTTCTTCTGAAGTCAAACCAGATTGAGCTTCTGATAATTTCATTTTATTTTCTAATTCTCCCTCTCTAGCTTGAGCTCTTCCTTTTCGTTTACCTTCTTTATTAATTAAATTTGCAATAGCTAATAGTCCTAATCCTGCTTTTTGTACTTTCATAGCACCTCCTAATTTAGCTCTTCTAACTCTTCTTGCAGCACTCGCCACTTTTGATCTTGATGGTTTTTTACCTTTAAAGTCTTTTCGTTTGACACCACTTGGATCTTTAATTTTACCAGCACATATTTTAGATGCATAGCTATTAGCATATGCACTGGGGTAGACCTTAAATTTTCTTTTAGCAGCTGCTTTACCTCTTGGGCATAATTTTGTCATAATAAACTCCTTTATTTTAGTTTACACGTTTTCTTTTACCTGCACAATACGCTCTTTGACTAAAACCTTTTGGTTTTGCACAGTTAATTTTTTTCTTTCTAGCTTGTGACCATTTTCTTTTTTGTGGAGGCTTTGTTATTTGTTGCCTCATGCTTCCTCTATTCATTGCCATTATAGTAACCTATACCTTGTTTTCCCTTCTTCATTTTTATATGCTTCTTTATATTCATGTCTATTTTCTTCTGTGCTATAAGATACATGCACCCATCCAGAATGAGGATCTTCTTTTGGATTATGAAACTCTAGAATTAATTGGTCATATTTTAAATTATTATTTATCCAGTTACTCAACTCTAAATTGCCTACTTCTAAAACTTCGATATCCGCTGCCTGTCCTTGTACATGTTGGGACGTAATACTACCACCTATTTTAATATTCAACTCGGCACATCGAAAACCAGAACTTATTATCACGGGTTTTAAAAAATAATCTCTGACAGGCTGTAAAACATTTACACATAAGTTTCTTAAATTAAAAATTTGTTTATCGCTTGGTGTGTTATCAATGTTATGTCTAGTCGCAGTTTGAGACCTTGTAAATTCATGTAAACTAAAATTATCAGATAACTTCATTAACACTTCCATCTACGTCTTGCTTGACGTAATCTTGAGTTTGGATTTTTAGCTGCTTTGGGAAACTTTTTCATCTGTCCTGCACTTCTAGCACAAAATGATTTACGTCTTTTTGCAGCCTTACTACCAGGTTTTACTTTACCTGTAACAGCAGTTTGTAATTTAGATCCTGGGTTTTTTCTTCTATAAGCAGCAACACCTGCTTTGGTCATACCTGCACCAGCTTTAGTAGGTCTAAAGTTTTTTTTATTTCGGGGAGGCATGCCTCCCCTTTTAAGCATGATGAGTTCTTCTGTGTAACTATCCATTATCAGTATCAGCAGTAATCGGTGTTACAAAAACTGTAACAGAGGTTACATTACTAATTGTCAAGTGCATATCAGTTTTAAATAATATACCATCTAAAGGCATATTAATTTGATATTGGTCAGCTGCACTTCCAGCAGGAGTAGTGATTACAAGTTTTTGAGTACCCGAACCTCCTCCATCTTTGAAAGTTAATGTGCCAGCTGAAGCATGACCCACATAATAAATAGATAGCAGTCTTGTTCTTCCAGACTGTATAGTACCAGTGCTGGTTAAAGTTTTTGCACCTATTTCTGAGTTCATAATTTACTCCTTAGTAAACTGAGTATTCTATTTCAAGAGTACCACGAAAAGCTGTTAAAGCTGTATCACAAGCATCACCAGCACACATATATAAATGTTTACTTGCTATTGGAGCACTTATATTAGGTGCAAATACATGAAAGTTACCAGCAGTTGCATCTAAATCAATATCAACTTCTGTTACTGTATCNGTTGCTGATATTCTTGGATTAAATGATGCNACACCTGCACCTACTATTTCTGTACCAGAAGCGATACCAGTATTAGTAGCTGTTCCAGAAGTTGCACTCAATTGTAAGTTAGCAATAGAGTTTGAATCACTTGCAGCAGCGGTAGTAATACCTATAACTACTTTGTGTATAAAAAATTTACTTGCTGTTACTAAAGCATCTGGATGNTCTGTATTTAATTCACCTAGTTCAACAAGAACATCATTGTCTCCGTAAGTGACAGCTGCAGCATTAGTGTNTGCAAGNCTTATAGCAAAAGTTTGTATTTTTCTATTGCCTAATGATATTAGTTGTCCAGTTGAATTTACTGAAAAACCAGTTTGAGTTATAGCTCCAGTAGANGTGTTTTTATTAATAACATTAAAACCACCCTCAGATCTAACTGGACCCGAAAAAGTTGTGTTAGCCATATTATTTTCCTAGTTAAAGATATAGTCCTCTAGGGTAGTCTGCCAAGCCAGTCNATATCAGTTATAAAATCTTGGTAATTATAGTATACATAAAAAAAGGGGCTATGTAAGCCCCTTCTNTTAGTTTATTCAAGAGATTTTTAAGCTGCACCAGGTGAGCCAAAAATACCTCTAGGATCGGAGAACCCAAATGAATATCTCTCTCTTGCTTTGAATCTTACATTACCAGTATCAAAGTCACCTTCAATAGCTGTTTTGATAGGGCTTCTAACAAACTGCTTTAGTCCGTTAGGAGCATCAGTCATAATGAAGAAAGCATCTGTGTCAGTTAAGAAATGATTAATTCTATAACCTTGTGGAATCATTCCCATAGAGGCCATAGCATTAATATCATTATCTGCAGTACCAACTCTTTGTGGAGATCTTAAAATTCTCTCAGCNGTNAATTGTAATTCTTTTGGAATTATCAACTTNACACCTTGNNNAGANATNTTNANACCTCTNTCATCAACAAAAGNAGNAATNTCAATNANTGCTTGNTCTAATGANGTTTCNGATAAGTCAGCAGCTGTTGCAAGTTCATTTCTNAATGTGCCACCACTTAAAATTGGATGAGCATCTGAACAAAGTTCAACACCATCCCCACCTTTAAATGATGAATTAAATGCGTTGTTAAGAACATTCGCAGCTTTTACTTGCTTAGTATTAGACATACTTCTTGCTAAAGCTCTTGTATATCTTGCAGCTAATCTATCATATAGATTATCTTCAATAGCTTCTTCTGTTATAGCGAAAGCCATAGCTACAGTTTCATGAGTATATCTTGCAGTAAATGATTCATTTGCGTCATCAAATNNTACNGCTTGACCCTCAGGTTTTACTGGAGCTGAGCCAAATCCACTNAACATTACTTCTTCTTCAAAAGCTCTGTCAGATGCCTCTGCTGTAAAAATCTCTGCGTGTTCATTTTCATACCTGTTATATTCCAAACCGAAAAGTGCGTTCAAGCCTGGTTCTAACTCTTTTACTAATTGTGCTCTAGATATTGCCATAAATTAATCTCCTATATACCAGTAGTTAGCGAATTAGTTTGAGAATCAAATCTCGAAGCATTCGCATTAAAATGAGCATTAATTCTGACAATAAATGGAATACCAGCAGCAGTAAAATCAGAATTGTCAGGATCATCTTGTATTCCCACAATTCTTAAACCTAAAGTTGCTGTTGTATTTACTTCACTTAAGTCCAAAACAGCAGTAGATATGCCGGTGGTATTATTTCCAGCATTTCCGTTTGCCATAGGAGCATTAGCAAAAATAACTTCCCTTATTTCTGACTCCGTATCAAAACTACCACCGCCAGCATCACCAGCAATGACAAATAATTGATTAGGATCGTCATAAACGAATGCCTTGACAGGATGGTTGCTATCTGCATCAGCAGACGAACCTTTCCATTGATTGGAGAAAATTTTCTCTCCAGTACTAGCTGAAACATACTCACACCCATAGAAAACTCCCAAATACGCCACACTTCCCCCAGCAGCAGCACCGACTATGTCGATGACCCCTGCAGCTAATGGAATAACAGGCGACCCTTGGTAAATTCTATTGGAGTTATCAGAGGCTATTCTGTATTCAGTAGTACCTGTACTATTA